GAATCAGATGATAAATTAAAAAGAGAACTTAAAATTTTAAATAATTGGATTAAAGATTTGCAAGTTATCCGAGGGCTACGATGGTTTGAGGCAATAGGTATTGTTGCCATTGTCCATGTATTTTATTTTGCCCTCAATACATGGATATTATAACCAAATTGGGATACAGGGGGAAACTCCTGTATCTCAAAAATTTTTTTCAAAAATGGAGATGCTTCGCACTATTACTATTATCAAAAAACAGCCTACAAAAAGGAGATGCTTCGCACTATTACTATTATCAAAAAACAGCCTACAAAAAGGAGATAGTCTTTCTCCGCTAACCTACCCATCCGGGGAAAATTGGAAAGGGCGTAACAAAATGCCAACACTCTATGATATTACAGAGAGGTATATAGAAAGGTGTACGATTGAACAATTAAAGGACTCATTGACGAGGATTGAGTCATGTGTTGAGAAATCCTTGAGAGGCATAGTTGAAAACCAAATCCTTGAGGGTATTAAAAGTAAAGAAAGGGCGTGGACAATGGAAAAAAAATGGACAACTGAAGAACTCCAAAAGGATTTTGAAGTTATTGGTTTTCAAGCTCCTTTTGTTGTAGTAAAAAGAAAAATTGATAATGCTATTGGATCATTACAATTCAATCACCATCCAAGAATTTACTATAATTTTGTTAAGGATTAACTAAAATGAAAATGACATTTATAGATGCTGTAAAGGCTATTAAACTTCTTCATTCTGATTTTACAATAGATGTGCTAAAGCAAAAAGAAAATTGTGAAGAAATACATGATGAATGTTTATCAGATGGAGAGTGGTTAGATTGCTTTGTTACTGCTGTTGAAGATTTATTAAAATCTGTATCTAAAAGAAAGGATTAATTATGGGATATGACAAAATAAGAAGTTTTGAATGTAACAATTGGACACTTGAAGTAACCGCATTGAAAAATCCTATACTATGGCATTGTACTTTGTCACTACGAGATAGAGTAAAGAATATATCACGCAGTTTTAATACTAAAGAATCTGCGTGTAAGTCTTTTGATATGCTTCTAGAAGTATGTCTAGTGATCTAATTAGTGCCAAGGTCTGCGATAAACCCTTTAAGGATAAGAAGGAAGGATGTTTAAATGTATTGCGAATACTGTTTTAATGATAATATAAAAACATGGGTTGAAAATAGTATAGGTGCTATTTTTTGTGATGATCATTGTGCAGATCGCATGAACAAAGAATTGTATGATGATAACTATGAAATTGTTAAAAGAAAGGGCGTAAACAAATGAATAATGAAAACAAAGATGTTCTATCATCACCAATTTGTACAAAGGAAAGAGTAAATGATTTACTAGATTCTGATGAACGCTTTAAAGTTCAAGAAGCGGTAAGACTCTTGCTATATAGTCTTGCCGGGGTAAAGTTGGATAGTGAAACTATTCAACAATGTGATAAATTATTTAAAATGATTCGAGAAAAAAAGAAAGGAGGGATAACATAGGTAATTTTATTTTTTTTTAAATTTTATGCAAGGAGAATATTATGGATACACGAGCAGAAAAATTAAATAGTATTATTGCAGATGGAAGTATAAAAGTGCCAAGTATTTTACAAGAAATTCAAGAAGAATGGGATAGGAGAGAGGATATTATAGCAAAGCCGGAGGCTTTTAAATTAACTGTTGGGAATGAAATTGGCTGTTATGTTAGAAATGAAAATTGTAATTTTTATACATTTACACGCCATGCCCGGAATCAATTATTAGCAAGAACGAAAATTCCTGTAGCATTTGCTGATAATTTACTCAACATGGGAGAACCAAAACTCCTTGAAAATAATTTAAATATTTTACATCATCGTTTAAATGATGATGGGTTGTTACTTCGTAGAGTAGATGAACAAATTAAAGGAGTGCTCTCACCTAGCTATCGGAGGATGGATGGTGCACCAATAATCCATGGCTTCGTTGAGAGTGCTTTACAAGCTGGCTATGTACCTTATACAGGTACTAACACCGATTATCGTTATAATATTTGTTTCATTCTCCCGGAAGTTTTCCAACCAAGTGAAAATGAGTTCATAGTTTTAGGTATTTCAATTACTACAGGTGATTACGGATCTTGTGCATTACAGATTGAACTTGTAGTCTTACGAATTACTTGCAGAAATCTTATGTTGGGTACAGATGTTATGCGATCAGTTCATATTGGAAAACGCTTTAACATGGGAGAAGAGAGTATTATATCAATTTCTAATGAAACTCATGATCTTGATAACCGAGCAGTTGCATCTATGGTTAGTGATGCTGTTAAAAGTTCTATAGATTTGCAAGGAGGAGTTAGACAAAAAATAACAAATTCTATGCAAGATGTACCTATTGATATTAATGTTGAAATAGCAAAAATGAGAAAGAAAGGTTTTTCTAAAGAACTTGCTGAAAGTGTTAAAGCTACTTATGATGCACCACTTCCAGTTGTATCATTACCACAAGATAAGAATAAATGGAGATTAGCAAACGCTATTAGTTTACTTGCTAATCAAGATGGAATTGCCAAAGATTTAGCATTAGATTTACAAAAATTAGCAATGGCTACTTTATAAGGAGATGAGAAGATGGTGAGCGAGAAAGAAATAAAGGAACAAATTAATTTTCTTATTGATGTAATTGCAGACATGAAAGGTAGCAAAATGCCTGATGTAATTGAGGACAGAAAGATTTGTTTGCAAGAAATAAAAACTTTAAAATGGGTACTCATGAAGGCTGTTTAATAAAAAGGAGATTATTATGACTAAAAAAAGATGGTGGGTTGATATTGCATGCTTTGACATTGAAGCAGATAACCGAGATGAAGCTGAAAAGGAAGCATTAGAACGAATGAAAGCCGGACAAGGAGAAGTTTGTCACATTGAATTACAAGATTCTGGTAAGCTAGAATAATTAAAAATAGTTCTTGACAACAAGGTATGTTTATGTATACTCATGTATGCTTATGTAAAACCTTATAACTTTTCTAGAGAGGGGGTTTTGTAAGTGTAAATAATTCGTTGTTAGTCTCCCGGTAGGCTATGCGTTTTTTAGTTGGAAATGTGTTCTAGATAGTAGTGTTCAAATGTGCTGGTAGAGACTAACAACATAATTATTTAATACTATGAAATATTTACTATATCTAAATCTCATTTTTATTGTACTTTGCTTTAATTTTCCTTATTCAAGGGCTGATACTATAATAGTAAAAGCATTTATACTTTACTTTTTTTCAATACTAATTCTATGCATATTTCTAAAGAACAAACTCTTAACATATCTATAATTTTAATATTAATCTCTGCAATTATTTCAACTTGTCTATCAGTTAATTGGAGATTAAGTTTTTATGGAACATATCAAAGATATGATGGTCTTTTAACTTTTTTCTGTTATCTCATTACTTACTATACAGTAATAAAAGTATTATCAAGTAATAACTTTGCTGAATTTTCTCTTATATTAATAAGTTTAGGATTTGTTGTTTCTGTTTATGCTCTTGTTCAACAAGTAAGTTTAGATCCTTATTATTGGAAAGGGAGTTACGCTATGGAAGGTTCTGCAAGACCGTTTTCAACCCTTTCACATCCTAACTTTCTTAGTGAATTTTTAATAATGGTGTTGCCTTTTGTATATTATAAAATTGCTCAAGGTAAAAAATATTATATATTTTTTGCAGTAATTTTTATATTTGCAATTTTCGGTACTCAAACAAGAGCAGCATTTGTAGCCTTATTTGTTTCAGGATTGTATTTTGTACTACTGTATAAAGAAAGATTTTGGTTTTTTAATCCTGATACAAGACAATTTCAAATATATATTTGGAGAAAAATTAATTGGAAAATTACAGTTGGAATTATAAGTATAATCATTATTCTCAATCTTTCATTTCCACAAACACCTTTGAAAAGATTCTTTACTCAACCTAGTACAATTAATAGTAGAATAGATATGTGGGGCGTGGGTGTTGATATGGTAAAGGCATCTCCTGTATTTGGAATAGGACTTGATAATATTAGTGAAGTATATAGGTATCAATATTATTATACAAGAGGAGAGTTTCCTACACAAGATCAAAATAAGATTCACAATGAACCTCTAAATATTGCAATAGAGAAAGGGCTTGTAGGTTTAGGTTGTTGGCTTTTCTTTTTGACAATATTTTTTTGGATTGTCAAAAAGAAAAGCCAAAACCCACAAATTATAGTATTAAGTACCTCTATTGTTGGGTATTTAATACAAAATTTATTTAGCTTTAGTGTTATACCAACTTCTATACTATTCTGGTTTATTATAGGTATGATTATTGTATATAAAAATGATAAACAAACAACATACTAGAAATCTAACAGCAAAACAAATTGCAAAAAAATTAAACACAACTACATTATGGATAAGATCCCTAGCTCGTAGAAATATAATTCCGGCAACTAAGAAAGGGCACTACTGGTATTTTAATGCAGAAGAAGTTTTCAGAGCTTATTATAAAGATAATTCTTTTAGGAGTTAAATATGCCTGAAATGAAATCAGAAGTAAAAACTTTTAAAGTTAATTATAAATGTGATCATTGTAAAAAAGGATATACTGTTTTTACAGGTATTACTGATGATCATGATATTAAAAGTATTCTTTATCAACATAGATGTGAGACTTGCGATGAAGTTCATGTATTTAAGAAAACATTCCCTTTTATTTCCTACGAATATAAATAATTTTTTGGTAAAATTTTATGCAAAAAGAAGAGGCAATAGACAACTATCTACAAGCGGGGTATCGAATTTTCCCTGTAAATGGAAAGAAACCTATACCGAAAGCATGGCCAAATGTTAAACAAAATCCTTTTTTGGATATTCGATCTTTCACTAAAAACTATGGTATATGTTTGCAGCATGATGATTTGGTTATTGATGTGGATACTAAAGATCATGAAGATGGTACTCCCAGAAAAGGGCGAGAATCATTTGACAGATTAGTAAAACTTGTTGATCTTGATTTCAAAAAAACTTTTGGAGTTAGAACAGGTTCAGGTGGTTTTCATTTTTATTATAAAAAGCCAAAAGATATTAGAGTTAAAGAAAAATGGCGAGCATTTCCAGATATAGAATTTAAATCTAAGGGGCGGTTTGTTGTCGGGGTTGAGTCCATTCATCCCGAAACACATAAACCATACAAGATTGTGGTTGGCGAGGTATGTAATGTACAAGATGCCCCGGCAGCATTATTAGATTTAATAACTTACACACCTATAACATTTGAAGAAATTCAAGGACTCAAAAACTATTCAGATGATGAACAAAGTGTAATAAGATGTAAGGCTTATCTGAAAACAGCAGAAGCTGCATTTGAAGGTAATGGTGGAGATCAACAAACTTATGTTACAGCTTGTAGATGTAGAAGTTTTGGTTTAAGTCCAGAAGCTACTTATATCCTTATGGATGAGATATATAATCCTAGATGTAAACCAGAATGGGATGAAAATGAACTTAAATTAAAGGTTTTTAACGCTTATAGTTATGATACTGCACCTTTAGGAATTAATAATCCTCAAGCTGATTTCAAAGATATACCAGCACAGGAAAAAAAACAAATAGATCCTAATGCTCCTGTATTTGGATCAAAAGTAAGAAAGGATGGCACTTATAAAGCTCATATTCAAACCACATTAGCCTACTTCTATCTTACTCCTCAACTATGTGAATTACTCAAATATAACCTATTTACAGATGAAGTAGAATTTACACGAATCCCACCTTGGTATCCAGAGGGTAAAATGTTAGTACCCTTTACAGATAATGATGCTACTTTCCTACAATGTAAGTTTGCTGAGCTACAAAAGTATGATCTTTCTATACCGGGAGTCTATGCTGGCATCCTTCTGGAGTCGCACAAACGCCCATATCACCCCTTGAAAGACTATTTAGGGGGTTTAGTATGGGATGAGAAGCCTAGAGTCTTTACATGGCTTCACGATTACGCTGGCGTAGAGCATAATCCCTATGTTGAGGCAGTAGGTACTAAAACTTTATTAGGAGCTGTAGCGAGGATATATGATCCCGGTTGCAAATTTGATAACATATTGGTACTTGAAGGTGGTCAGGATGCTATGAAATCTATGCTCATAGAAGCTCTTGCAAAGGATTGGTATGCTGATCTACACCTTGAACCTCATAGTAAGGATACAGTAGCTTGTATGCGAAATAAGTGGATAATAGAGGTATCTGAGATGAGTTTCGTAAAAAAGGCTGAAATAAACGCCATGAAATCGTTTCTAAGCCGTAGAATTGACAGGCATCGACTATCACATAGGCGAAATCCAGAGGATTTACCTCGCCAAAGCATATTTATTGGAACAATTAATCCTGATGAAGTAGGGTATTTAACAGATCCTACAGGAAATAGGAGATTTTGGCCTGTTACAGTTCCAGATGATTATGTATGTAAGGTTAAAGAAATGGAAAGGGATATAGATCAGATTTGGGCTGAAGCTGTTCATCTCTATAAAAATTGTGCTGAGAAAATATACATATCAAGTGATAGGATAAAAGAGATGGCAAGGATAGAAGCAGAAAAGCGTAAACCTATAGATGAATGGGCAGAAATAATTCATAGTTGGTTAAATAATGTAAAGGTAGATGGTAGATTAAGATTGCATGTTAAACCTATGGAAATCTGGAGAGATTGTCTTAATGGATCTCCACGAAACATTACTAAAGTAGATTCAATAAGAATTACTCAAATTATGAAATCACTTAACTGGAAGAAAGGTTCTTACACTTATAAAAGTGAAGCATGCTATGGATATACAAGACCAAAAACAGATACAAGTTTTCTAGTGGAATCCCTTTTGGGATAGGTATAGGAAGCCGGAGCAAACTTTGACACTTCGTTAAGCATGAAGCCTGTAGTACCGGGGAGCTACGCCCCGCCTACTCCACTAAATTTTTAAAGGGAATTATGAAATTAGAAGAATATCAAATTACTGGTGCAAACTTTTTAGCTGAGAATTATCATGCTTTATTAGCTGATGAAATGGGCATAGGTAAAACTGCTCAAGCAATCAGGGCATGTGATTTTATATGTGCTAGAAGTATTCTTATAATATGTCCGGCTTCAGTTAAGATTCATTGGCAAGAGGAATTTAGAAAGTGGTCGCTTCGCAAACTTTTCTTATCTATTATAGAAAATGGAAAGTCTTTAGTTGATGAATATGCAGAAGTAATCATTATCAATTATGATTTGCTACAAAGAGACAGAATTTTTAATTCATTAAAAGCTAGAAATTGGGATGTTATCATTTTAGATGAGGGGCATTATTTAAAAACATTAACTTCTAAAAGATCTGTAAAAGTTTTAGGATCTTTTGGAATAGCTAGATCTGCAAAATATAAATGGATGCTTACAGGAACGCCAATAGAAAATCGCCCTGTAGATCTCTTTCCATTATTATATACATTAGGTAGAAAGCATCTAGGAAAATATGATTCCTATGAAAGTTATGTTATGCATTTTTGTGATGGCTATTATGATCATGTTAGTGGTAAGCCGATGCCAAATGGTGCAACAAACGAACTAGAATTAAGGGATATGTTGAAAGGGTTTATGTTGAGGCGTACTTTGAAAGATGCATTGCCTAAAGCTGATGTGCAAATCATTAGGATGGAAAAGAACATTCAGATTAACAAATTGGAATCTGAATGTTCTTTTCCATCCTATTTCAAACCTATGGCAGAATTGGGAGCACTTGCCTCACTAAGACAAGAAGTTGCTTTAGCAAAATTGCCTCAATGTATTCAGTATATAAAAGATACTTTAATGATAGTAGATAAGCTGGTGGTGTTTGCTTATCATCGATCAGTAATTAATCAATTAGCAGAAGCATTAGGTAGATATTATCCTGTTAAATTTTTTGGAGGATTAACTATAAGCCAAAGAGAAAATGTAAAGAATTATTTTGTCAATGATCCAAAGAGTAAAGTTTTTATTGGGCAGTTAAAAGCTGCGGGAGTTGGACTTGATGGACTTCAGAAAGTTGCACACCAAATGATCTTTGTAGAAGTAGATTGGATTCCCTTTAGACAATGTATTGGTCGGTTAAGGCGAATGGGGCAAGAAGCCGATAAAGTTATTGTTCAGCTTCTTGTATGTAAGGATTCAATCGAAGAACAAATGTTAGGTACTATTAATTCTAAGTTAAAAAGTATTAATAAAATTTTAGGAGATTAATATGTCAGAAAATGTAGAAGGTCAGAATAATATGAAAGTGATTCATTCATTAAGAAGTGAAGTTAAGACTCAAACCAAAAAATTAGAGGGTTTAGAAAGTACAAGAAGAATACCAGAAGAAGTAAAAGTAAAGTTAATTGGTTTGTTGAGGGCTTATATAACAGTTGTTCGTAATACTATTGCGGTACTTGAACCTCTATCAGAGAAACAAAAACATGATGGAGAATAAATTTTAGAAAATTTTATTTTTTAGGAGGCAGAAAATGGGTTTAGAACAAGCAATAAATGAAAATACTTTAGCTATTAATAATTTGATTGGTAGATTGAATGAGTTTCAATTCGGTACAGAAGTAAAACCAAAGTCAAATCCAGTAAATAGAAAGAAACGAAGAACTAATAAAGAAATTGAAGCTGATAATGCAGCTAAAGCTAAGAAGGAAGATCCTTTGGGTTTAGATTCTACTCCACCAGCACCCCCGGCACAACCTGTAACAATAGATCAACTTAAAGCAGAAGCAAGTGCTGTTGTTGATCTTGATGATAGTGAAACTAATTTGGGTGTAGCAGAAGCTCAGAAAATTCTTAATATAGCGGGTTATAAAAAGATTTCAGATGTACCTGAAGATAGAAGGTCGAAAATTGTAGCTCAGTTTAGAGAGGCGGTACGAACATGGAACAAGAAATAAAACACTCATCTTTAGGAGCTTCCACCTGTCATAGATGGTGGGAGTGTCCGGGAAGTGTTAAATTGATTGCTACACTTCCTGAACAAGAACAATCTTTTGATGCTGCAAAAGGAACAGCTGCTCATATTATGGCTGAAAAACTTTTGAAGCGTTTTAAAGAAGGTAAAAAATTCGATATAGAAAGTTGGATTGGGCATACTGAAATGATTGGAGATTATGAAATTGAATATACTGAAGATATGGTTGAAGCTGTTACTGTATACATTGATGCTATTCAGTATGAAACTAAAAGATTGGGTACTGGAGTTCAATTTCTTTCGATTGAAGAACCTTTTAATCTGGATGTGGATAAAGAGGCATGGGGTATTAATGATTGTTCTCTTTATATACCTTTTGACAGGCTTTTGGTTTGGGATTATAAGAATGGCGTTGGAGTAGTTGAAGTTTATAATAATAAACAGTTGATGTATTATGCATTAGGTGCTCTTAAAGGAAAAGATGTAGATAGAGTAGATACTTATATTATTCAACCTAATGCTTATCATCCAGAAGGTGTTGTTAGAAGATGTAGTTATACTATTGATCAACTTAAAGATTTTGAAAAACAACTTAAAATACATATAGGACATACAAGAAGAACTAATGCACCACTTAGGGCTGGAGATCATTGTAAATGGTGTCCAGCTATAGGAGATTGTCCAGAAGTCAGGGCAGAAACTGAGATAATAGCTAAACAAGATTTTGCAACTGTAAAAGATTTTCCAACTGAACATTTAATTAAATTAGTTTCTATGTCTCCACGAATTTTAGATTTTCTTAAAGAAGCACAATTAACTTTGAAAGCGAAAGCGGAAAGGGGGGAAACAGTTGAGGGCTTTAAGCTGGTTAAAGCTAAAAGCAATAGGATCTGGAGTGATCCAAAAGCAGTAGTTAATTCATTTAGTAATATATTTGGTGATGAAATGTATGGAGAAAGAAAGTTAAAGACTCCGGCACAAATGGAAAAGATGGCTAAAGGTATACTTCAGAATGATGAATTATTACCATACATTGAAAAACCGAATAATGGATTGCAATTAGTTCTTAATTCAGATCCTAGAAAGGCAGTAAAAGAAAGTGCTGGAGAAGATTTTAAAGATGTTTAATTTTTTATTAGGAGGAAAAAATGGCGAAGAAAGAATTTGAGAAAATAATAACGCCAAAATTCAGAGTTAGTTTTCCGCAAGTATTTCAACCTAAAGCTGCACCGGGCAGCGACAAAGAGAAATATGGTTTGGTAATGCTCTTTGATAAAGATCAGGATATTTCAGATTTGAAAGATTTGTTAAAGCGTACAGTTGCTGCTAAATATCCTGATGGTAATATTCCAAAATGTTCAGATGGATCAGATTTTGTTACGCCTATTAAGGTTGGTGATACTCAAACTTATGAAGGTTATGCTGGTACAATGTATTGTACTGCAAATAGTATGCAAGCTCCGGGAGTACTCGATGAAACTAAAACACCTATCATAAACCCTAAAGATTTCTATGCCGGGTGTTATGCTATTGCAACAGTTAATGCATATTGCTGGAGTTATATGGGTAAGCATGGAGTATCAGTAGGACTTCAGAATCTTATGAAAGTAAATGATGGTGAACCTTTAACTGGTGGAGCAAGTGCTGAAGCAGATTTTTCTGAAATAGTTGTACCAGAAGATGAAGCAACTCCAGAAACTAAAGTTGTGGGAGATACATTATCAATACTAGATTGATACATTTAGATTTTGAAACACGATCTGAAGTTGATCTTGGGAAGGTGGGTGCGTGGAATTATTCTACGCACCCATCTACGGAGATCTTGTGTATGGCTTATGCCTTTAGTGAAGGTCATGTTGCGTATAAATATGATAATTGGGGCTGCTATCCTGAAGGAGTTTTATATAAAGATATGTTTTTTGTTGCTCATAATTCTATGTTTGAAAATTATATATGGCATAATATTCTAGTCAAAAGGTATGGGTGGCCAGTAATCCCATTAAGGCAATGGAGATGTACCGCTGCTTTAGCTGCTACTCATGCCTTACCTAGATCATTAGAAAATGCTGCTATTGCATTAAAATTAAAAGAACAAAAGAATATGGAAGGTAAACGCATTATGTTAAAAATGTGTAAGCCTCGTAAGATTTCTAAAAATAATAAAAATAAATGGTTTGAAGATCCAGAAGATTTCCAGAAATTATATGACTATTGTGTTAAGGATGTTGAAGTGGAAAGAGCTATCCATAACTCACTACCTCAGTTAAGTAAAAAAGAACAAGAACTTTGGTTTCTAGATCAAATGATTAATACTAGAGGTATTCAAATAGATCAAGAACTTGTTTATGCAGCCTTATATTTGGCAGAAGAATACATTAAAGAATGTAATGCAAAATTACAAATTCTTACAAATGGCTATGTAGATAAATGCTCACAAGTTGCTAGAATGAGAAATTGGATGGCTTCAGTTGGTGTTCATGTTGATTCTTTAGATAAAGAATCAGTAGCTAAAACTTTATTAAGTGAAGTTTGTTCTGGTAAAGTTTTAAATGTTTTGCGTTTAAGACAAGAAGTTGGTAAAACTTCTGTAAAGAAATTTCAAGCAATTAAAAATGCTGTTTGTTCAGATCGTAAATTAAGAGATACTTTAGTATATCATGGAGCATCTACTGGAAGATGGACAGGGAAAATAGTGCAGCCTCATAACCTACCACGAGGATCTGTTAAAGATATTGAGTTATGTATAAAGAACATAAAGAAAAGAAATTTAAAAGCCTTTAAGTTTCTTTATCCTAATGTTATGGATGCATTAAGTAGTTGTGTTAGAGGAGCACTTGTTGCTGCTCCCGGTAAAGAACTATTAGTTGTAGATTTTGCATCTATAGAAGCAAGGGTATTAGCATGGATTGCTGGAGAAGGGGAAGCTCTTAATGAATATAGAAAGGGAGAAGATAGTTATGTTAAAATGGCAGAAGCAATATATCGAACAGATCAAATTACTAAAGACATGCGGTTTGTTGGAAAAACTGCGGTACTCGGTTGTGGGTATGGTATGGGCGTTGAAAGGTTTAAAGATACTTGTGCAAGCATGGGGCAAGAGATTTCTGAATCGTTAGCACAACAAGCAGTTACTGCTTTTAGAAAAAAGAATCATAACATTGTAAACTTCTGGTATAAAGTAGAAGAAGCAGCTATGGATGCTGTTAGATATAGAAAAAGAACTTTTAATTATAACAAAGCAAATACTACTAAAATCTATTGGGAAAAAGTTAAGAATTTTTTATATTGTACTTTACCTTCTGGAAGAAAACTAGCTTATCATTATCCTAAAATATCTAGAAAAGAAGAATTTAATCAAACTAATGATAGATTAGGTTTTACAGGGGTAGCATTAGGTAATAAATATACCGAACAGTTTGCATGGGGAGGTAAATTAGTAGAAAACATTGTACAAGCTATTGCAAGAGATCTATTAGCTGAAGCTATGTTGAGAGTTGAAACTCATGATTATAAAGTTATACTCCATGTACATGATGAAATTGTTGCTGAAGTTCCAGAAGGGTGTAATACATTACAAACTTTTATTTCTATAATAACAACTCTTCCAGATTGGGCTGAAGGTTGTCCAATAGAAGCTGAAGGGTGGAGAGGAAAAAGGTATAAGAAATGACAACGCAAGTTTTAGGAATGAATAATCCGAATTGTCCGTTATGTAAGAAACCGTTTGAGAGAGCACAACACTCAGATCATGGTTTAACTAAAGACTTTTATTTCTGTAGAAAAGATAAAGTTTCTATTCCTGTTGATGATCCTATGGTTGGATTCTGGAATAATAATAAAAACCCGGATGATGGTGAAGCTGTTCCTTGTGCTAACATTAAATGCCATTCACAAATGAATGTGTTTTGTAGAGTAGATGGTTATATGAAAGCTGTTTGTCCTAATCCTAAATGTGGTGCTGAAGTTGAAACTCACGCTATACCTGATGGACATTATGATGTTAAAAAGGGTGATGGAGTTAGTGGTATAAAACCAACTAAATCAGATGCAAGAAAGAATTGGAAGAATAATTGAGTAAAGCAACCGAAAGAACATTAAAAGCTCTGAAGAAAGAAGGAGCACTTTGTGGAATGGTTGAACGCTTTAATGCTAATGCTGGAGCATTACAGTTCAGAGTAGATCCTTTAACACAAAGAAGAATTGGTAAGAGAACAGGTGTTAGAATAGATCTCTTTGGTATCATTGATATTATTGCTCTCTTTCCAGATAGAAGGAATGTATGTGGTATTCAAAGTTGTGGTACTGATTTCGCTGCTCATAAGAAGAAAATGTTAGAAAATGCTTATGCCCCTATATGGTTAAGATATGCTGATCTAGAATTGTGGGGGTGGAGGCCACTAAAGAAAAATGGGAAAAAGTTGTATACTCCCCGCATATATAAATTCTCTTTAGTGGATTGGACTTAATGTTTGTATCTAAAATAAGCATATATCCCACCTGTAACAACACTAAGAGAAACTACAACTAAAGCTCTTACTAATGTTTTCCAGAATGTATCTTTAAGAGCTTCTACAAATTCTCTAGCTGCAATCAAAAAATCAATATCATCATATTTAAGTTTATTTACTTTTTGATGATCAGCATGATGATGTTCACAATTAATATATAAATCTTTTATTTTACCCTCTACTGCATCCTCTACAATTTTTTTAATCTCTTTAGCTTCCATTTTTATAAATAAGATTTAAATTTCGTTTTTAATTCTCCACCCTTCTCTGTCTGGATGTAGTTCCCATCCGTATCAAGAACTCCACCCAGTTTAACCGTAGTACCAGTTTGCCCCCTGATAATATCGGCTTTAACCGTACTATTTGAACCATCAAAATCTATCTGTCCCATTTATTCTCTCCTTAAATTAATTATTTACTCAGGCTTATCTGGATACACGACTTCATCTGGACTATCATAATCCTGTGGTATATCTCTAAGTACCTGTCTGTAGGTTGTCCATTCCTGTTCAGAAACGGTTGTAGGATAATCTTTAAGCATTGTGTAATCACTATCCTTTAAGAGTTGATTTCTCTCTTTCCTTATCTTTCTCCAAGCCTCATTGGTTTTATTTTCCAACCATTCAGCAGATTTGATTATAGTAACCACCCCACCAGATTCACTTGCATCACAATCATCTCTCAATTCTTTTAATTGATTAGCCGTAATAGCAAAAACCTTTACACCGTTTTTTTCTTTTGCGGCTTTTATTCCTACAAGTGTTCTTTCTAAATTGCCATATTGATATAAATCACCATTACTTTTAAACGAAACATATTTTGCCATTTTATTATCCTCCTAATCTATATTAAGCATAATTTATTCTGAATCCTAAACCAAATACAGTAGCCGATAATGTATCTGAACCTGAACCACCAAATCTTTTTGCACCTATAAACATTTCATGTCCTGCTGTTAATGTAATACCGTCTACCATAGCAGCAACATCAACTTCATCTCTAAACCATGCACCACTTGTTGCATAGGAAGCCTCTGCAATCGAATCATCATCACCAGCACTAGCATCTTCGTTTCCAGTTATGGCAGTTGCATTAAATCCAAATCGTGCATTTCCCGAAGCTGCTGAAGTAACCCATACAAAGTCTATATTGGTAATAGATGTTAAATCATCAGGAATAGTCCATATTGCTTGTCCTAAATCTGTAGCCCCATCTGCTAATAAAACTCCACCAAGCCGCAAAGTAGATCCTATCATAGCAGAACTATCATCGTGGTTAAGTCTAACAAATATAGTTTTATTTCCACCACCAGCAACCACAACTGCCGTTCCATCTGCCTTTGTATAGTTAATACATTGAACCGTATTAGAACCAGTTGACTGAAAGGTTGCAACATCACCTGCTGCTGTTGTAATATTAGCTTCGCCTGGTAAATCCAGATTAGTAGCATGGTGAGTCATTGTTAAAGCACCGTCAAATTGGAGAGTAAATTGACGGTCAGCAGCTACGGTCATGGCTGCAAAATTTGTTGTACCTGTTACATCAAAATAAGAACCATCCGTGTCTATAACGAGAGGCGATGCCGATGCTATGTCTCCACCTTTAGTCACACTTGTAATTATTGCAGTTCCATCTGCTTTTACATAACTGATACATTGTACTGTATTAGAGCCTGTTGATTGAAAAACTCCTACATCTCCAGCAGCAGTAGTTATATTAGCTTCACTTGGTAAGTCTAAGTTAGTAGCATGGTGAGTCATTGTTAAAGCACCGTCAAATTGTAATGTAAACTGCCTATCAGCAG